AACGCCACGTGGGTCATGAATCACATCTATTTCCCGGTCAACTGGCGCGACCGCTGGCCTGACTACTACAAGGCCATGACAAGCTATCAGCGTGAGGGTAAAAACGCACATGATGACGGGCCAGATGCTACTACGGGCGTGGCTGAAACAATGTACCTGTTAGGGGGTTAAGAGAGTGGGGTGGTTTAAGAATATGGTCATGAAGATAATGCGGATCCAGCCCGCACAGGATAATAAAACGATAATCATCCGTGAGCCGTTTAGTTATCAGACAAGCGTGCTTCGTAACCAGTTATGGTATCGCGGCGATCCGTCCGAGCTGGATCAGTTCTATAAGCAGACAGCAAGTGATAGCGTGAGTAAATCGCGCTTCTGGGCTGCCGTGCCTTCAGAGGATTTATCCATCCGTAAGATTCATTCAGGCCTACCGGCTATGATCGTTGAGCGCCTATCTGATATCGTGATTGCTGACTTGGACGGAATTGAGCTGAAGACTGAGGAGGAGACGGATACCTGGAACGATATCGCAGAGGATAACGACTTTGACGAGCTGCTGGGTGATAGTATCACGGAGGCACTCGTCTCAGGTGATGGGGCATTTAAGATTACCGTGGATCCAAAGGTAACCGAATACCCGATCATTGAGTTTTATTCAGGCGATCAGGTAGATTACAAGCGGGAACGTGGACGGTTGCAGGAGGTTATTTTCTATACTGACTATCGATTTAAGGATAAAGACTATCGCCTTGAAGAGAGTTACGGCTTTAACTATATTCGCAGCCGGCTCCTGAATGATCAAGGTAAAGAGGTTCTTTTGTCCACGATTCCGGATACTGCCGAGTTGGCTCCAGAGATCACGTTTAAGGGTGATTTCATCATGGCGTTACCGCTTATGTTCTTCCGTTCGAAGAAGTGGAAGGGCCGGGGCAAATCACTGTTTGAGACTAAGTCAGACAATTTTGATGCGCTGGATGAGGTTGTATCACAATGGATCGATGCGATCCGAGATGGTAGAGTTCAGAAATACATTCCGGAGGATCTGATTCCTAAGAATCCGAAAACCGGGGCATTGCTTAAGCCTAATCCGTTCGATAACCGTTATATCAAAATCGGTAGCGTCATGGCCGAGGATGCAAAAGGCCAGATCGATATGGTACAGCCGCAGATCCTTTACGAGGCGTTCGTTAGCTCCTATTCCTCAACTCTTGATATGTGTTTGCAGGGGATCATAAGCCCGGCTACGTTGGGGATTGACCTTAAGAAAACAGACAATGCCGAGGCGCAGAGGGAAAAGGAAAAGGCTACGCTGTACACACGGGGCAAGATCATCGAGAGATTGAACGGCATTATCCCGCAACTGGTGAGTATCGTCTTAATGGTGTACGACACGATGCAAAACCGATCTGCAGGTGAATACGAGGCCAGTGTATCGTTCGGGGAGTATGCTTCACCTTCGTTTGATTCTGTGGTCGAGACGGTCGGAAAGGCTAAGACATACGGCATTATGTCCATTGAGCAATCCGTGGAAGAGCTGTATGGCGATACCTGGACCGATGAGGACAAGGCCGCTGAGGTGCTAAGGCTTAAAATAGAACAGGGCTTGGTAAACGTGAACGAGCCTGAGGTAAGGGAACCTGACGATCCTCCTGGTGGTGAGGTTTAATGGCTAAGGATCCGTATAGCCTGCGTGAGATATTCGAGGAAATGACTATGAGCCTTATTACCAGTCTGAAGCGTAACCTATCACGGCATGAACGTGAAGAGGAGCGGGTGGGATTTCGGTTTGATCAATGGCAGCTTGCCAAGCTTCGTAATTTGAAATGGTTTCGTAAGAAGAACAAGGAGAACATCCAGGAGACGAGCAAGGCAGTTGACCAGATGGTGGATGAGGTCCTGCAGCAAAGCTTCAAGTTTGGTGAGGACAATGTAGAGATCGTGGCAGAGAAGGTTGTCAAGGCGTCCGGAGAGCTTGAGTTCCCAAAGGATTTCAAGCCGAAACAGCCGTCGAAGCCACCGCCTGCAGATCCATCAAGACCTATTCCCGATATGGACCGCCCGATTCCAGAACCGCCTAAGCCGCATAGCAAGCTTCCCAAGGCACCGCCCGAAAGGGATTTCTTTGGGATGAACGAAAAGAAGCTGAAGGCGCTGGAAGATAGCGTGAAGGATGATCTTCAAAAGGGCAGTGATGCTGTCTTGCGTAAGATGGATGACATCTATCGGCAGGTCATATTTAAGGCTGAGGCTCATATGGCTGCTGGTGTACTCACGTTGGATCAGGCTATCGACAAGGCAACAAAGGATTTTCTTGAGCGCGGTTTGGACGTGATTGTCTATAGTAATGGCCGCCGGGTCCCGATCACCTATTATGCGGAGATGGCATTACGGACGGCCAGCCAGCGGGCTACGTTCTTGGGAGAGGGAAAGAAACGCGACGAATGGGGTGTCTACACCGTAGTAATGAGTAGTCATGATAACTGCTCGCCGTGGTGTTCGCCATTCCAGGGCACCGTCTTGATTGATGATGTTTATACGTCCATATCAAAGGAGCAGGCCGAACAGCTCTCACGGGATACAGGTTATCATCTGCTTTCCTACGCCATGCAGCAAGGGGCATTCCATCCTAATTGCCGGCATACGTTAGCAACATACTTTCCGGGCATCACTCAGTTACCTAAGCCAGCAGATCCGGAAGAGGTGGCAGCCAACTATGAAGCTGAGCAGAAACAGCGCTACATGGAGAACATGATCAGGAAGTATAAGCGGCTGGAAGTTGGTAGTCTGGACGAAGCAAACCGGATTAAATACGGCGCTAAAGTCACTGAATGGCAGAATAGACTTGGTGCTCATTTAGCGGAATTTCCGCAGCTCCGGCGTGATCGAAGGCGTATTAAGATTGACGGTGAGGTTCCGGAAAG